ATGTCCAACAATTATAGAACCTGTAAAGTTTGTTCCTTCTAATTTATGTGTGATACCACTACCACCACTTACTGAAAAGTCTAATGTACCATCTCCATCTTCGTAAGTAACTGTAATGCCTGATTCAGTATTTGAAGATACCATAGCACCTACAGTATCTTGTATAACTTCTGTTAAATCTATATTTGCTGTTCCATCAAAGCTAACACCATGTATAGTTCTAGCAGTCTCTAAAGCTGTAGCTGTAGCTGCATTACCTGTTGTGTCTTGATTTAATGTACCAACTGTAAAGTCTAATGTACCATCTCCATCTTCGTAAGTAACTGTAATACCACTTTCAGTATTACTTGATACCATAGCTCCTACAATATCTTGAACTTGTTCTGTAGTAAGAGTTGCTGAAATTTTAGAATCTAATTGTGTTTGTATATTAGATGTAACACCATCAAGAAAATCAAACTCAGTAGAAGTTACACCTGTTGCATGTAAAGTATCTAAATAGTTTAATTCAGTTACACTACCTGTATATCCATCTAATACGTTTATCTCTGCTGCTGTAGCTGTTACTCCATCTAATATATTTAGTTCGGCTGTAGTAGATGTTACACCATCAAGTATATTGAGTTCTGCTGTAGAACTTGTAACACCATCAAGAATGTTTAGTTCTGCTGTACTAGATGTAACTCCATCAAGTATATTAAGTTCGGATGCTGTACTTGTTACACCATCGAGTATATTTAACTCTGCAGTTGTTGAAGTAACTCCATCGAGTATATTAAGCTCAGATGCTGTACTTGTTACACCATCTAAGATATTAAGTTCTGCAGTTGTAGAAGTTACACCATCTAGTAAGTTTAATTCAGCAGTAGTAGATGTAACACCATCAAGTATGTTAAGTTCTGCTGTAGTTACTGTAGCTCCATCAAGTATATTCAGTTCTGCTGCAGTTGATGTAGTTGCTAGACTAACTGCTCCACTAGAAACTGTAAAGTCGTCTGAACTAAATGATGCTATACCTTTATTAGATGTTGTAGCATCTTCTCCTGCAATAGTAACTGTGTTTCCTGTAGCCGATGTATCTATACCTTCACCACCCGCAACTGTTAATGTTTCACTATCTAAGTCAATGGCTATTGTACCACTATCAGTTGTAAGGTCTAAATCCTCTGCTGTAAGCTGTGTATCTACATAAGCTTTAACAGATTGTTGAGTTGGTACAAGCGTTGCAGAGTTTGAAGACATATCATCTTCATCTACAAAAGCTGTGATTGTTATAGAGCCATCTGATAAACTGCCATATGTTACTGTACCTGTTGTTGTTATAGCAGACGAACCATTATCTATTGCACCAAAACCACTTGTAATACTTCCTGCATTTAATGCTCCAACTGTTGTAACATTACTAAGTGTATCTAGTGCAGACTCAAAATAAGTTTCAAAGTCTGTTAGTGCAACTTGGACCATAGTACCATTGTCATTTACAACAACTCTATCAGCATCTGCTAATGTAGTAGATGTAGCAGACGTGCTACCATCAACAATATTTAATTCTGTAACTGTAGATGTAATACCATCAAGTGCATTTATTTCTGCTGCAGTTGCAGTAACACCATCGAGTATATTAAGTTCAGCAGCCGTTGATGTAACTCCGTCAAGAATATTTAACTCTGCTGCAGTTGACGTAACTCCGTCAAGTATGTTAAGTTCGGCTGCAGTAGCTGTAATAGCAGTTCCATTAAAATTAATTGCATCTGCATGTACAGTGCCATCAAAATAACCATCTTTAAATTCTAAAGAACTTGTACCTAAATCTATATCGTTGTCTGTTACTGGTACAATAGCTCCATCTTGTATTCTAATTTGTTCTACTGCAGAACCACTAACCTCAACAAAAACTCCCCATCTATTATTTGAATCATCTACGACTATTTTATTTAAAAAATCTAAGTCACCTATAGTATGAATATTACCACCTTGTCCTGCTGTACCATCATGTCTGTGACCTGTAGAACTCGCACTACTTGAACTATAAGCAAACGCATTAACTAATTGATTATACTCATTGTTAAATAACGCAGCAGTTATAGTATCTCCATCTGCGAAAGAACTTTGTCGTGTATAAGTTTGTGCCATTTATTATCTCCTACCTGAAGGTACAAAGTTTATATAAAGACCATTAATGGTATATGGTGCTTTTGTATCTTCACTTATTATTGTAAAATTATTACTATGTCCACTACCTTGTAGTGCAATTCTAACTAGTGGGCTTTTTGCTCCACCAAATACATTTACATTAAAAACAGCATCTCCAAAATCAGCAGGTGGGTTTACTATTCCTAAGTCAAAAATATTTGGTTGTGGTATATCTGTACTACCATAATCAAATCTAACTTGTACGTTAGGTTCTACTACACCTTCTGCACTTGCAGATAGTTTTAAGTAATGTAAAGTTTTTAATGTTCCTAAATCTCCATAATCATAGTCTGGTGTTGCATATCTTGCTAAAACATTAGAACCATTAAAATCATTTCCTGAATCATGTAAGAATACAAAACCATCTGTATCTCCATGATAATATTGTTCTACACCGTTTTGGTCAAATCCTGAACCAATACCTGTAACTTCAATACCTCTTGTTTCAGACCATTGAAAACCATTAGGTCTGAGTGTTCCAATTATACCTCGTTGTACTGCATTAGATGTTCCAGTATTAGTATAAAATAATCTATACTGTGACTTTTCTCTAATAACAACACTATTAATTATAAAAGAATTAATATTTTCTGCTAAGTTAGTTATAGTCGGTTGTATAGATTGACTAATAGTTCCTAACTCAACGTCACCAATTCTTGCTGTACCTGCTACTGTTCTTAAACCATCTGGTGCTAAAAATACTAAGTCACCACCAATTTCTTGAATACTATAGCCACTTAAACATCCTACGTTTTTTGTAACTGGTATAACTGATACAGTTGCATTAATATTTTGTAATTTAAAAATACTATTTTTACAAAATATAAATAGTTCATTACGGAATCCTTTAATACCTTCAACTTGGTCTTCTAAGGTTATCGAGCCAGAACCAGTGCTTGTAAAGTCTGTAGGGTCTAATGTACCACTATAAAAAATTGTATTTAAATTATCTTCTACTCCTGCAGCTATCAAGTGTTTATCATGTATTGTAACATATTTAACACCTTTAGTTCCTGTGACAGTAACTTCTTCTGCAAAAAATGTTCTATCAGTTAATGCTCCTGTTCCTTCCATTCTGAAAGCAAAAGGTTTGTTTACACCATCAGAAATAAATACTTGACCATAATCAAACGTAGCACCTTCAAATAATGCAAATTGGCACTGTCCTTGAGATGTTCTTGCTAAAACACTTCTTCCTGTAAATGCAGTGTGATTATCTCCACTACTAGATACAGAGCTTCTATTTATTTGTAACCAACTTGTTCCAGTATTACTAAAATAAATATTTGTACCTGCTGTTACAATAACACCATCAGCATATGGAAATACACCTAAGATGTTAGTTACTCCTCCTGTAGGTTGTACAGCACTACTACCTCCAAACTTTGTAAAACCATTTATTCTTCTGTATCCACCTTCTGTAGATACTTCAAAGTTTAAAAGTTCTCGTGCTACTCCCGGAGTTCTTAACAAGTCTATTGCATTAGACGAGTTAATTAAACCTCCATCACATGCAACTGTAAATGGTTGAGATGCCGGCATAGTTAAAAGTATCTCCTATCATCTGACATATATTTAGGTGCAGGATTAATTAAATTAGACTTCATTTGTTTCATGCCTTTTCTATAATCATCCATTGCAAATGCTGCTTGTTGTGGGCTTTCTTTAAATTGCCACACGTAATATCTAGCTCTAGCAGTTATTACATTAGCGTACTGGTCAGGTAACACTATTTCATCTCCATGTGCTGATAAAGCTGTAGGTGCATTATATGCATAAAAATGTACGTTATATACTTTATCAGGTATAGGACTTAATCCAAACTTACGATGATCTGGACTACGTATAACATATTTTGGTTCTCCATGATTTTGAGTATCAGCATCATCATCATTTTCTGCATCTCTCAAATAT